CGTTGATGTAGAAGTAAACGACACCATTTCTTCTAACTAAAGTGCAAAAATTCCACACGTCAGCAGGCAAACTTCCTGAAGGCGTAGCGAGTACAGTTGCGTCTAAGTTTACCCTAAACACGTTGTTAGTATAGACGTGTATTTGTAGGCGATTGTTGCTATCAGTACCGTTACCCCTATCAAAGAAAATATAGCTAGGTGTTCCACTATACTTTGTCCAAGACATCCAACAGAAGTCACCCGTCCCAAAGTCCAAGTCACTGTTATACGGCTGCTCAAGGTAGTTGCTGGCAGAGAACCCACTATACGCCACCAAATCCGCACCAGAGGCCACAGGGTTTTTGGTCACAGTGCCGAACACTTGTAGACCGTTGCCGTTCACACTGCGGTCTGGTTCGGCTAGGCGTACTGAGATGTTGTCGATCTGCGGTTCTTGTCCAGCGTTATTAAACCCTTCCCATGTCACATAAGTTGTGGTTGCTGTTGCCACAAAAGTGTACGTAAATGTATTAGCGCCAGTGGGCTGGTTGAGAAGCGATAGGTTTTGCGTTCCGTTTACACCAGTTCCTACACGGAAGTGATGGTTCAAAGTTGAAGAATATCCTACCACATAAGTCGCACCAATAACCGTTGTAATAGTTTGATAGCCTCTTGCTCGGTTAACCGTCCCATCACAATCAAGCTGCATTGCTCCAGATACAAGTGATATGTCTCCAGTGCCTGTGCTTGCTGTAATCCAGCCAGCGGCTTTCATAGCCGCAGTATCGACGTAAGTGCTGAAATCATCATCAAGCGGCGTGGCCGCAACCAGATCAGTATCATCTGTGTCGGACAAGGTGGCGAGTTTGATGTCGCCGTTCATCCAGCCTGTGTTGTAGGTGGAGGTGATACCTACCTGATAATTTCTGGGATCTCTTTCGCCCAACTCACCTGTATCTGCTGATGTTTCACGGCTGCGCCAAACGACCCCTAGTGTGTCGTCTGCAAAAACCACATCCGTGTCGATTGAAACTAAGTCTCTTGCTCTAAAATTATCGAACTGACGTGTGCTTGACCAACCCAAATCTTTGAGAAAAAACGACCAATCTTCTGAATAGGACGCATCACCCGTAAATATGCTTATTGGATAGGTAATAATGGCATCACCACCACCCGCTTGTGCGCTAACCACTACATCATAGTCAGAGTTAAAGCTAACATAAGTGAATGGGTAACTTGGAGTGCTACGATCAACAACAGTCCCATCATCCTTGATAACAGAAATACCACCATCAGTCGCCACCGCAATAGTCGGCACAGGCAATCCTGTAGCAGCATCAATCGGGGCGTTGGGCAGAACGGTCATGGCTACATCGTTGACTGATAAATTAACGATGTTTGTGGATGAATAAGAATACCCACCCAAGCCATCATTTCTTTGAGCAATACCCCCAGAGTACCGCCAAGTACCTTCCCTAGAAGCATCTGAAATACGATCAATTGTTTCGGACAAAAAGCTAATTAACCGAACACCCTGACTATTGTATAAAACATTCTGACCCAAAGCCAGAATACCGTTCAACGCTGAAAGAGAAGAAATGGGTGCTGCGTAACCAGTAACTTGGTCAAAACTCAAAGAGTCATTCTGATTTGTATCAAACACCATCCACATAGGCATATCAGGGTCATCACCATCGTAGATCGTAACCTGACCATTCTCAGCCACAATCACAGCAACCGCAGGGAACTCCTTACGGCTACCACGGGTGGCAGTGTTCAGTGTCTCATTGTACCAGCTAGTGCCTTGTGTGCGCTTACGCCATGCACCGCCATCGCTGTCCTTGCTGGTGTCGTACACGAATACGTCAACGGCTGTGTCGGTGATGTCTTTGGCAATGTTATCAAGTAGATATTGGTTGGATGTGGTTGTGCCATTTACGTCAAGCTCAGTCGCAGGGGATGTCTCGTTGATACCAACATTACCATCATAGGTAATGGTCATCTTAGAGTCAGCTAAACCAACGTTACCGATGCCGGTGTCACTATCTAATGCAAAATGTAAGTTGGCCCGTGCATTACTGTCTTTTGCCTCCGCAATAATAGCAGACTTCATGTAACCGTTGTTATAGCCCATCCCAAGGCCAAGCCAATTACCATCAATGTTAAATGCACTTGATGTTAGTTTTGCCTTAAAACCATTTGCCGCACTGTCATTTATGATTAGGTTTGCCGCAGGTGTTGCTGTACCGCCAGAGCCTATTGATAAGCTCTCATCAGCACTCTTCCACACCATTTTTGGCGTGATGCCTGTGTCCTCGTAGAAGGAGATGTCTCCGTTGGTGTCAATCTTCATGCGACTTGTTTGAGATGCAGTAGTTCTAAACAGCAAAGAACCAGATGCACCTATCTGATCTATAAAAGATGAACCAGATGCACGATTAAACTGGACGTTGTTACCTGTTGAGGAAAAAGTGTTTCCTCCCCCATCCACAGTCAGCCCATCGCTGGTCAAAGTCCCAGTGACGTCTACACCTGTGCTGCTGGTGGCGAGTTTCTGGACGTTGTTGTGGTTGAATACTTGTGCGCCAGTAGCATTAAACCTAGCAGCAGTAGTTGTTGCGCTGGGGTCTCCAATGTAAGTAAAAGCATCAGCGCCAATAACAATATTACCAGTGCCAGCATCTTTTATATAACTATTCGACCCATCATGGTAAATCTGTAGGTCAGACCCAGCGCCGAATATGGCTTTGTCGTTGTCGCCGAAGGTTACGTTGCCCGTGAACGAACCTGTCGTAAAGTTACCCGCAGCAGGAGTTGTCCCGCCGATCACAGTGCCGTCGATTGTGCCGCCGTTGATGTCGATGCTATTAAGATTAATAGATGCAGCACTCGCAGCAGCTTCGTCAGCCGATGTAGATGCAGCCGCAGCAGATCCAGCCGCAGCAGTCTCGCTTGCGGCAGCGTTGGTCTCAGCCGCTTCAGCGCCCGCCTGTGCCGTTTCAGCCGCAGTCTGTGCAGTCTCAGCCGCCGCTTTTGCAGCCTGCGCATCGCTGGCCGCTGTCGTCGCAATGCTTTCTGGCGCAACCCAAGCTGAACCTGAGTAGAACTTCAAAACACTGTCAGTCGTGTTGAAGTAAATGTCGCCAGCAGTCAGCGGATCGCCATCATTGTCCACAGTCGGATCAGATGCCTTCGGGCCAAGATACTGATCGCCAAACTGGTCGAAGATGCTTTCGGTTGCAGCCTGTGCGGCCTCCGCACCAGCCTCTGCTGTTTCTGCGCCAGATTGAGCCGCCTCTGCTGCCGCAACCGCTGCGGTGATCTCAGGTCTAATGTCGGATGTGGAAAAACCGATACCATCATTTGATGTAAAGGTAATTTCACCGCTGTTGGAATCATAGGAGCCACCAGTGAAACCAGCGCCTCTTGGACCCTTACCAGCGGATACTTCCAAAGCGGCATAGGTCGAACCATCCGTAAGCGAAACAACATCAGATGAACCTGCACTGCTAATGTTTACCGTGTAAATTGCCATGCCCTAGTCCCTTGTGATGTCTGCGAGTACGTCAATCGTGAAGGTCTGCGAAGAATTAACCTCGCCGCCGCCCTCAATGAACTCAATGTCAGAAAGATATTTCTGAATGCCCCATGTCTCAGTCTGGGCGGCAGTCGCACTTAACGTGAACCCGCCAGCCGCAGCGTCGGTCTTGGTTACAGTTAGAGCCTGCAATAACGCATCATCAGAACCACGCACTTGCGAAGTGATGGTGAAGTTCGTGATGTCTACTGCGTTGCCCTCGTTTTCAAGAGTGCAGGACAGCTCAAATGTGTCTCCGCGCTTGTGGGTAATAGTCGCCATTTACAAGTCTCCAAGGTTGACTGCACGTTATCACAAAAGGTGGCAGTAGTAAATCAAGACGGTCTCTCCGGCCACACCACATTACTAGGGTCAGTAGTGCTTGCGGGCAAGTCCCTCAATTGCTGACGGTAAGTGGCCCATGCAGCTTGATCGACGGGTGCATCAGATACTTGCGTCCAGTCGGATGACTTTAGCAGTGAATCCCTCTGTGACCTTAGCTCGTCCATTAGCTTAGTCGTGGCTTCTGCATCTTGCGTATCTTGTGATTTTACTTGTATTACCCCGCCAATAACCTCAAGCTGGTTTAAATCGTAGGCATCGAAGGTATCTAATACGAAAGAAGCGCCGTTAGCTGTTGCCATAGCTTGTGCATCAGCTTCAATGCAACTTACCCTCATATTAACGACTTCATCGGTATAGATAATGTAGTCAGCCATTAACCCTGCACCCCTAAGATAATTATTGAACCTTTAAACGCAGTATTACCACCAGCACCACTTGCAGAAATACGGGAGATTGTCACGGATAGTGTAGCAGTTCCGGTACTTGTTGTGACCCCAGATACAACTGCGCCAAGCCAACCGCCGATTGCAACACCATTGTTGTCTTCCACACCATTTATGGTTGAAACTGACCCGCTAGACCCTGCACCTGACAAAGATGCTGTGGTGGTAAACGACCTTTTAGTATTTGATGATGTCTTATATCCAGAGACNCCCGCAATACCAATAAGCCTTGTGCCACTTTGCAATCCACTAATAGAAGCACTAAGGTTAGTTGTACCTAACTCAGCAGATATATTGACAGCAGTTGCTCCAACATGAGCAATACCTGCACCTATGAATCGTTCTGCATCTATTGTACCAGTGGTAATCTTATCTGCGCTTAAACTTCCAATTTTTGCAGACGTAATAGAAGCGTCTTGTATTTTCGCAGATGTGATTGCAGCGTCTGCAATCTTTGCGTTGGTTATGATACCGTCAGTGATCTGCGCTGAGTTAGTAATAACCCCAGAAGTTGCTAGCAAACCACCTGTGATCGTATTGGCGGTAATCTTATCACCAGTGATTACACCACCTTGAATGGCCGCACCATAAATACTGTTACCAGCAATAGCATTGGCCCCAACAGCATTTGCACTGATCTTGCCAGCAATAATCGCATCGTCTGCAATTTGTGCAGTGTCAATTATTCCATTCGGTATTTGAGATTGAGCAATGCTCCCCTGCAAGTCACCGAAGCTCTCAGCACCACCCACAACTGGCTCCCAGACGGAACCCGTCCACTGGTACAGCTTGCCATCAGTACGGTTAAACAGCTTCTGGCCCACAAAGTCACCTGAAGCCGGTAGAGAAGTAACATCCTCAATGGCATAGAGACCTTGCTCAGTAAATAAGCTATATACCCCGTTAGCAAAGTCATCGTCATCAATAAAGGTGGTTGTCGCTGATACACCAGTAGTAAATGCAGAAGCGTTGCCACTGTAATCCACTGCCTTCAAAAAGTAGTATCTGGTTTCCTGTATGCCCAAGTTTGAGCGAACGAACTCGCTACCACCTGATATTCCAACCTTTGTTGCGCCAGATGATGAATTAGAAGTATTCTCCCAAATCTCAACAAAGTTAAAATCAGCATCAGCAGGATTGGTCCAACGGACAGTGATGTACCTGAAGCCACCATCAGCAGTAATTGCTGTAGGTAGACCCGGAGCAGTCACATCTCCACCACCAGTAAACTGAACAGTAGAATAAGCTCCCGCAACCCCAGAGGCGGTTACAGCCCTCACACGGAATATATACTCAACGCCATCAACTAACGGGGAAATCTCAATCGCTGACTCAACGGTTGTTGTACTGGAATATGTACTATCAGCCAGTGCCTTCCATTCAACCTCGTAATAGGCAGAAAAAGCATTTGACACATCGTCCCAGTTTAATATGGCGGAGTTAATGAAAGTGCCATCACCTTGAGTTCGACCCCCACCGGAAGCAGTCAAATTGGTTATTGCAAGCCCACCGCCAAAATCAGGAAGATTGGTATTGTTGCCAATAATGTCGCTCTCTTCAGCGTTCCAATCAAATGCAGCCTCGGAGGTCTCTTGCAGGGTCAGGCTAACACGAAGATCGCCAGCGTCCTGGTTGGAT